TTGAAAACCGTCGACTGTAACAGGTCCATGAGTTCGAATCCCATCGCCTCCGCCATCTTTATACGACAAAGCCCTGATTATTCAGGGCTTTGTCGTTTCCGGCGTTCAAAGATCGAAGCGATTTCATAGAGGCGTTACAAAACTATTTGGTAACCGTTACAAAACTTTCCTGTTTCGCCTCCTTCTCCGGCGTCCTGCTGACCGTTAAAAATCCTTCATGAAACTCAGTGCTACGCTGACCTCATAACCGAGGATTTGCGATGCCAAACTCAGACCTGCTCCCTTCCCTGCTCTTCAAGATCAATGAAAACCAGCTCGCCTTGGAGGCCGCCATCCTGGAGCTTTCCAACTGGGTTGAGCAACGCGGTGCCGCCGAGGTCGCCGATAACGTCCGCGGCGCCTTGGACACCATCGATAAAAATGAAGAATTCATCAAGCTAACGCTCGCAGTGCTGATGACCCCGGAATGACTCCGGACCGGCGATAAGCGCCCATTTGCGAAGCGCTGCTATGGGTCGGCTACTGCTAACTCGACAGGCAGAAACTGGCCAAAAAGGCCAGTAACATCGCTAAAATTCAATGCGCTACGCTGAAAGGTCTGCTACCGATCGCGCATAGGCCGCCGTTGCAATTCCGATCAATGTGTTGCGCTCCGATCTATCAATAATCCCTCGGCATCGATACTCGTCAGCGAGCTTCAGCAACTCGTCATAGCGCTCTTCCGCATCCATCAAAATTTCGGAATCCGTCAACAGTTCGTGCCATTTGGCATAAGCCAGCATTTTCGCTTCGCTATACATGACCGCATACCTCTGTCGCCTTTTATTCAATAGAGGTCACCGGCGAAGGGTTGTTCACTGCGGTGGACATATGGCGTTGCTTTTGCCCTGATCGGCACGCCATTTTTCTCGGAATTTTTTGTGAAGCCGCCCAGTCATTAGCTTATAAGAAGGTAAAAGGCGTAAAGCTACAGAACGATCCCGGCGACCTCACAATGAAGATCCGAGCTACAGTCATTTGCGAGAGAGATAGGCAGGTTTTGCTGGTTCGCAAGCCGGCGTCAAAATGGGCGTTGCCTGGCGGCAAAGTAGAGCTTGGCGAAGCCATTGTCGGAGCAGCTGCTCGAGAACTCCAAGAAGAAACGGGGCTTAACGCTGAACAGCTTCTGTACATGTTTGAGTTTGAAACGGATCGTACCCTTCACCACGTTTTTGAAGCCTTCGTCCTCCACGCCGAAAACGCTACACCTCAAAACGAGATTGCCGAGTGTTCCTGGCATTCGCTGAGCATGCTGCATGACCTGGACATTAGCGCTGCTACGCAAGCAATCCTGCGGTCATTCATACGTCGTCTTTGACCGCTGAAAAAGTGATTTCATTGCTCATTTTCAGTGCCAAATGATCGATTTTTTAAATAGAACCTTTTTGATAACCCCTGTCGATCCTACGGTCTGAATTGTAGAGAACCGCAACCGATGCTCATTATAGGATTTGGGCGATCAGCTAAATGACAGGGATGATTTGAAGGTAGAACCGTCATGTCGAACTATTCAGCCGACCAGATTATTGCCTGCCGCCGCGTCGCAATGGAGCAAAACCAAAAGCTTTTCGAGGAGGCCAACGCCCTCAATCGGTCAGCACTTGACCTCCTGGAACGTAGTGACTTCGACAGTGAAATGTTTTTGGTTTATCTGCAGGTTAAAAAAAGGGCAGAAAACCGGTTTAGCGAAGCGCTAGAACATGCCATTTTACTGAATGAGCATTTCCCCTCACCGAAGCTCCAAAATACCCACAGATGGGAACAATCGGAAGTAAGAGCGGAAGAGCTGGTAAATCAGACTTAGCCAATTCATAGAGTAAAGCGACATGATTCGAGGCTAGGAACTTCTCTGCCATCGCAGGCAGCAACTGGCGTAGCTAGTCATTCACCGCTCACCTGAAAACATGGGGTAGTATGGCTGGACGGCACAACGATTTGACTGCAGCATTGCATTAAGGCCTTTGATCATGACGTCTTCCGTGAAGCGCTCCCCCAATGTCCCGCAGCGCAAGGAGCTGATACCTAGCACCTTGCCTTTTCCTGTGGTCGGCATCGGGGCTTCCGCTGGCGGCCTCCAGGCGGTTAAGTCATTTTTCGAGCACATGCCCAATGACAACGGCATGGCCTTTGTCATTATTTTTCACTTGTCGCCCGATTATCCCAGCCAAGTCGATCGGATCATTCAGGAAGTCACCAAAATGCCGGTGCGGCAGGTGACCGAGACTATCTCCATCGAAAAGAACACCGTGTATGTCATCTCGCCGGCGCACAACCTGATGATGAACGATGGTTATCTGTCGGTGGCGCCATCGGATCGGCCGCCCGGCATGCATGTGGCCATTGACCTGTTCTTCCGAGACCTGGCGGATGTGCACAAGGAACGTGCCTTCTGCCTGATACTGTCCGGCACTGGCTCTGACGGTGCGGTAGGGCTTTCACGGATCAAGGAACAAGGCGGCATCACCTTGGTGCAGACTCCGGAAGATGCCGAATACGATGGCATGCCCCGGGCTGCCATCAATACGCAGATGGTCGATCTGGTATTGCCCGTGGTCGAGATGCCGCAAAAACTGCTGGAGCTCTGGCGTAATTCGAAGTCCATCACACTACCGACCGCCAACGATCCGGAAATCAAGACCACCCCTCCTGCTTCCGAACGTGATGCCGCCTTGGCCGAGCAGCAACTGCAAGACATCTTGCTTCAGCTGCGCAATGGAACCGGTCACGATTTCAAACACTACAAGCGGGCCACCGTGCTGCGCCGCATCGAGCGTCGCCTGCAGGTGACCGCACAGCCGGATTTGGGCGCCTACTACGACTATCTGCAAGCCCACCCCGAAGAAACCAAGGCGTTGCTGGGGGACATGTTGATCGGCGTGACCAATTTCTTTCGCGACCGCGAAGCCTTCGAAGCATTGGAACGCAATGTCATTCCCGATCTGGTTAAATCGTTGCAGGACACCCTGCCGCGCCGGGATGAAATCCGTGTCTGGTCAGCGGGCTGCTCTACTGGCGAAGAGTCCTACAGCTTGGCCATCCTGTTGACCGAGCAGATGACCTTGGAGTCCAGCCCGGCCAAGCTGCAGGTGTTTGCCACCGACATCGATGATCGCGCGATTGCCTTTGGTCGAAGTGGCGTCTATCCCGAGGCAATCATTACCGACGTTCCGCCGCCGCGCATGCGCCAATATTTCACCCTGGAAAACCATCATTACCGCGTGCGCAAGGAAATTCGCGAGAAAGTGCTGTTCGCCAAGCACAGCCTGTTGCTCGACCCGCCTTTCTCGCAACTCGACTTGATCGTCTGTCGTAACCTACTGATCTACCTCGACCGCGAGGTGCAGCGTGACATCATGCAGATGTTCCACTTTGCCTTGCGCCCGGGCGGTTACCTATTCCTCGGTTCCTCGGAATCCGCCGATGGCTGCCTGGATCTGTTTACGCCGGTGGACAAACGCAACCGCATCTTCCGCGCCAAGAGCGTGTCCAGCAGTCCCCGACGCGCACCCACCCTGCCGCGCGGTGGTTATGCACGCACCACTGTCGCCACCCGCCCCCTGCAACCAGCAGTGGCACGCAAGGTGTCGTTTGCCGACACCCACCTGCGGGCGCTGGACAAGGCCGCGCCGCCGAGTATCATCGTCGACGCCAGCGCCAACATACTGCACATGAGCGAAGGCGCCGGGCGTTTTCTGCGCTACGTGGCCGGAGAGATATCACGCAACCTGTTGACCCTGGCCCACCCGGATCTGCGTCTGGACATTCGCACCACGTTGTACCAAGTACAGCAGAGCGGACTGCCGGTCACCTCGCGCAAAATCCGCATCGAGCGTGAGCAGCGCAGTTACCTGGTCGACCTGAACGTGCATCCTTACAAGGATGACGAGACTGACAGCGAATACACCCTGGTGATCTTCGAGGAACGCGAGGTCGATCCTCAAGAGTTGCTCGATATCAGCGCCAGCCAGACCGAAAACCAGATGTTGGCCAACCTGGAGCATGAACTGCAGCGCACCAAGCTACAGTTGCAGGAGACCGTCGAACAATCGGAAGTCTCCAGCGAAGAGCTCAAGGCCTCCAATGAAGAAATGCACGCTATCAACGAAGAACTGCGCTCAGCCACCGAAGAACTGGAAACCAGCAAGGAAGAATTGCAATCGATCAATGAAGAGCTGCTGACCGTTAATGCCGAACTCAAGGCTAAGGTCGAAGAAACCGATAAGGTTAACGACTACCTGACCAACCTGATTGCCTCCACCGACATTGCCACCGTGTTTGTCGATCGCAACATGCGCATCCGCTGGTTTACCCCACGGGCCACCGAGATCTTCAGCATGTTGCCGGTCGACACCGGGCGCTCGCTAATGGACATCACCCACCGCCTGGACTACCCGGAGATAGCCGAGGATGCGGCAACAGTCTTCGAGTCGCTGAACATGATCGAACGCGAAGTCTGCAGCAGCGACCAGCGCTGGTACATCGCCCGTCTATTGCCTTACCGCTCCAGCGAGGATCACATCGACGGCACGGTGCTGACCTTCATCGATATCTCCAAGCGCCGTGCCGCCGAGGAGGAGTTGCGCATCAGTGAAGAGCGCATGCGCCTGGTGGCCGAGAGCACCCATGACTTCGCCATTATTATCCTCGATGATAACGGCGTAATCACCGACTGGAACACCGGGGCCAAGTTGATTTTTGGCTACAGCAAAGAGGAAGTGCTCGGCGCCTATTACGACCTGATCTTCACACCGGAAGAACGCAGCTCAGGCGCACCGGAAATTGAGCTGTGCGCCGCGCGCGAACACGGTCGCGGTGAAGACGAACGCTGGCACCTACGTAAGGACGGCAGTCGTTTCTACTGTAGCGGTGAAGTCATCCGCCTGGTAGGCGATAGCCTCAAAGGCTATGTGAAGATCGCTCGCGACCTCACCGGTCACAAGCGCCTGCAGGACGAACAAACTCAACGGCTGGCCGAAACCCAAACCAGCAGCCATCTCAAAGACGAGTTTTTCGCGGTGATGTCCCATGAGCTCAAGCACCCGCTCAACCTCATCCAACTCAATGCCGAACTGCTGCGTCGCCTGCCGATGACCAAAAGCGTCAGCCCGGCCATGAAGGCGGTCAATACCATTTGCGACGCGGTGTCGAGTCAGGCGCGGATCATCGACGACCTGTTGGATGTTGCCCGGGTGCGCACTGGCAAACTCAAGCTGAAAAAACAGGCAGTGGATCTGGGACGGATTCTGCAGGACATCCACACGGTGGTGGTCAACGATCAACACCCTTGCGAAATCATCCTGCAGGTACCCCAGCCGCCGGAGCCACCGCTGGTGGTCGATGCTGATAGCACGCGCCTGGAACAGATCATCTGGAACCTGGTGAACAATGCCCTGAAGTTCACCCCCAAGGATGGTCGCATTAAGCTGATCGCCCGGCGCGTCGAGGATGTAGCGCAATTGGACGTCATCGACAGCGGCATTGGCCTTGAAGAGGATAACCTGCACAAGGTGTTCGACCTGTTCACCCAGGCGGAAAACCAGCATGCCACCCATCAGCGCGAGGGCCTGGGCATTGGCCTGTCACTGGTGCGGCAACTGGTGGAAGCCCACGGTGGCTCGGTGGATGTGCGCTCCGAAGGCATTGGCTGCGGTTGCACGTTCTCCATCCGCCTGCCGCTGTGCCACCCCCATCAAACTGCGCCTGATCAAGCCCAGAACGCGGCTGAATCCGGGCGCCTGCTTGGCCAGAAAGTGCTCTTGGTGGATGACTCTCGAGACGTGATGGAAGTGCTGCAAATGCTGCTGGAGATGGAGGACGCGCACGTGGAAGCTTTCAGCGATCCGCTACTGGCCCTGAAAGCTGCGAAAGAAGGCAACTACGACGTGATCATTTCCGACATTGGTATGCCAGTCATGGATGGCCACAAGCTGATTCAGGCCATTCGCCAGATCACCCATCACAAATACACTCCGGCCATTGCCCTTACGGGTTACGCCACCAGCATTGACCAGCAAAAAACCAGACAGTCGGGGTTCAACTACCACGTGAGCAAGCCGGTCGCCCATGATGACTTCATCGACATTATTGACGAGGCTTGCAAAACTCGGCCGTATTAACCCCGCGAGGTCTTGCTCTGAGCGGTCATTTGCCATCGTCGAAGGGCTACTATTCGTCGACTAAAGCCCTTCAACTTCAGCGCATAACTTCACCCACGTATGACTGGCACGCGGCCAATGCAATCAGTCCTTGGTCGCCGGCGTCAGTGATGGCGACAATTCGTTGAGCATGCGCTGGGTCAAGTTCGGCTCTCGTGACTCCATGAACCACGCCGCCGGCGCTGGCAGTGGCTGACACCCTGGCATCGCCAAGGGGGCCGGTGGTGAGTAGGACTGACAACCGCACATCAGCAGTGGCAAGGCGATCAGACAGAAGTTGCTGAGTTTTCTTTGCATCAGACAGTTCCTTGTAGTGGGTTTCATCATTGGCCTGCAGGCGGCGCTCCAGGGCGGCGCGCTTGTCCTTCTCGATCGCCAGCGCGGCCAGGGCATCCTCGGCGCGCTTGCGGGCCGCTTGATCGACCTTGCCGGCCTGCTCGGCCAGTTCCTTGCCGTAACGCCAGTCTTGCGCCACCCAGGCGCCGCCAGTGGCTGCGCCGGCGATCGCCAGCAGCACCAGGCCCACCGCCCAAGGGCGCAGCGCCGGCGGTATTAGATCGATCAGGCGCATAGCACCGCCTTGGCCGTGGCCCACAGCTCGCGCCGCTCTGCCCGGCCATTGCTGCCGCCGTTGATCACACTGCTGATGCCATCGAACAGCCCGAGGTCGGCCTTGTCGTTCAAGCCGCGATCCCACCAGAACCAGGCCGCCGACAGCGCGGCATATTCGGGCTGCGCCAGCAGCTCGGGTTGCTCGACCAGGGGCACGCCCAGGGCCTTGCCGCACAAGCGGTAGTTGTCGCGAAAGGTGATACCGATCAGGCCGCGCGCGCGGTACTTGTAGCCGTCGCCGGACGCCTCGGGACCGTTACCGTAACGGCCGCCATAGACCCGGTTGGCCAGCTTTTCCGAGTTGCGCAAATAGCCCTTGGCAAACTCGACCTCGGCCGGATCGACGCGGCCGTTATGGTTCAGATCAAAGCCGTACTTGAACATCTGCGCGACCCGCTCGGCGTCCTTGTAGTACAGGCTTTCGCTCAGCGATCGGAGCTGCCCCGACTCGTGCCCGACCTGCGCCAGAAAAGCCGCCTGGCGCGCCGGGGTGGTGATGCCGAATCGCGCCATGGCGCGATTCAGGGCCGGCACAAAAATGCCCGCGACGGGGCGGGCATTGGGGAGAATGCGCAGCAACTGCGCCTCGGTGATTGGCATGGGTGAAACTCCAGACAAAAAACGGCCGCTCGATGGCGGCCTGGGGAATGGGGGGTTACAGCTGCTCGACCCTGAGCGGCTTGTCTTCTTTCTGCTTCTTGCCGGCGGCCTTCGCCTTGCCCTTCTTGCCGCCGTTGCATTCCACCGTGGTGTTCCACCCGGCCGCCGTGAACACCTGCTCCACACTGTCCACCAGGTACTCGCCGTCAAGCCCGGGCTTGAAGCCCTGAGCGCTGATCGAGCGCTCAGCGAACAGATCGGTACGGCCGGGCATTTCCAGGCGCACCGCTGCCGTGCTGCGATTGAACGCCGCCAACCGGGCCTTGGCCGCCTGCTGGGCGGCGGTCTTGTTGGGGTAGATATGGCGGTCGGTGTGGACCGGGGGCAAGCCGGATGGGGAATCAGCGTTGGCCACCTCGACCACCTGCAGCTCGCCGGTTTGCTTGTCCTGATGCTGGGTTTTCACCGCCTTTTGCGTGCTGCGATCGCTCAGCCGGAACTCATAGCGGGTGACGTCCGTTTTGCTGAGGGTGACCACCCCAAGCGTTTTGCCGGTCACGCTCTGCCCTGCCTGCCGAGGCATGACCAGCAACTTGCCCTCGGCCACCTTCGCGGTGCTGTCGTACTGCCTGGCCAGGCGCGTGACAAAGTTAAAATCCGACTCGTTGCGCTGATCGATCCGCTCGACCTTGGTGGTGACCGGGCACACCGCCTCCCAGCCATTGCGCTTGGCGATATCAGTGACGATGTCAGACAGCGGCACGTTCTCCCAGCTGCCGCTGCGAATGGTCTTGCCGCTTCCGCGCATGTCGCTGGCCTTGCCGCGTATCACCAAGGTGTCAGGCGGCCCGCTCAATTGCACCTCATCGACCGTATAGGCCCCCATGCGCGTGAGCGCTTGCCCTTCATAGCCTAGCAAGACCTCGACCCGCCCCCCGCGCGCGGGCAGTGCAACGGCTTGGTCGCGGTCGTCAATGCGCAATTCGAATTCGTCCGACTCCATGCCGGGCTTGTCCGATATCCGCAACATCAAAAGGCGGTCATTGATCAGCGCGGTAATGTCCGTGCCATCCGCGATGATTCGATAAGTAGGTTTCATGCCTTGCTCCAGAAACGAGAAACCCCGCACATGGCGGGGCTTCGTTACGCGTAACGCGATTAGCCAAACAGCTGCAGCAGCTCGACCGCCGGCGCCGACAGCTCCGGCAAACGGATCAGCAGGCCGGCGCGGTAGGGCTGCGCCTCCCGGGCCAGATCCGGATTGGCATCAAGCACGGCCTCGACGGTGCCGTTGAGGTGCCCGTAATGGTGCTGACAGATCACGTCCAGCAGATCCCCGTCAGACGTTCTGCAGGTCGTTGCCATAGCTCACAAACTCCAGTGAAAAGCCTTGTTTGCGCGGAATGCCGCCCGCCAGCAAATGGCTCTGCTCTTCCTCGATATTGACCAGGCACCAATTGCCGAGGACCTCGCCGTAACCCGTGACCAGGTTCAACGGCTGAAGGTTGCGGCCGATACTGCGCAGCGTGTTTAGCTGCTTGATCCCGCCCTTGTGCCCGGGAAAGATCGCCCCCTTGAGGGTGATCTTTTCTTCCCTCAGGCCAACAGCTTGTTGCGCCACGCTACGGCGCAGGCGCTCCTGGCCAGCCCAGCGAAACGACGTTTGCCGACGCAGCTCGTCAAAGGCCGCCGTGTCCAGGTTGAAGTAATACGGCTGGGCGTTGGGGTGATGTGGCTGGATGATCAGCAGATGCGGATAAGGCGCGACCGCCTCAGCCGCCGGCGTGGCCGAGCCCACCAGACCACCCGATGGCAGGATGTTGGACAGCGACGGGCTGACCATGCCCGCCACCCGCCCGGCCTCCGACGTGACTTTGCTTGCCATCTGCTTGAACGTACCCAGCCTTTCCTGCACCTGGCCAGCGGCCGATACAGCCCGGCCATAAGTCGACGCCACTTGCCCAACGCGGGACTGCGCCACGCTGATACTGCGCACAATGCGCCCCAGCTTGGCCCCGACCTCCGGCGGCACAAACGGTATGTTTTCCAGCTCCGAAGCGGCGCCGGTGATACTGCCAATCGCGCCGTTAAGCGGTCCTAGCATGCCGTCAGCACTCTTACGCCCAGCCTCCCCGGCTGCCACCAGCCCCGTGAGGGCCGATTGCAGCTGTTCCATGTAGGCCATAGACCCTCCTTAGACGTGTGGTTGATCGAACAGCTGGGCCGAAGTCATGCGCGCCGACGTTTCACGCAACCAGCCCTCAAACAGCTGCTTAACGCCCGATTCCAGCTCGCGCAGCAGCTGACCGGGCTCCTTCACATCGCCCTGCACGGTGATCGGGATATTCGGCGAGAACGTAAACGACTGATCCACCTTCGGCGCCGGTGCCGGCGCAGCCTTGGCGGGCTTGGCCAGTTCGGGCATCCGAGGCGCCGGCGCTGCAGACTTGGCCACCATGTCGCGCACCACGTCGCCCAGCCCGGCCGGCAGGGTCGCCGGCTGGGGAAAGGCTTGAGGCGCTACGACTGCGGCCGCTGGCTGACGCTCTCGGTTGTCGACCACCATAGGCGCCACAGCAGGCGCCTTGGACGGTTGAGCTTGCGGCCGTACCAGGTCCGCACCCGGGAATCGCACCTTGTTGGCCGTCAGCGCCGGCACCCGGAACGGGTCCTTTTCCTCCGGCACAGACGCCACTGCAGGCTCCACCGGCGCCGGGGTGGCCACGGCTCGCACCGTGTCGCCCAGCTTCGGCGGCTCCTGTAGGGCCGGCACTGGCTCGGCCGCCGGCTCAGGTTGAACCGGCGGACGCACCAGCGGCGCACCCGGGAATCGCACCTTGCTGGCCGTCAGCGCCGGCACCTGGAACGGGGCCTTTTCCTCGGGGGCAGACGACACCGCAGGCGCCACCGGCGCCGGGGTGGCCACGGCTCGCACCGTGTCGCCCAGCTTCGGCGGCTCCTGCAGGGCCAGCATTGGCTCGGCCGCCGGCTCGGGTTGAACCGGCGGACGCACCAGCGGCGCACCCGGGAATCGCACCTTGCTGGCCGTCAGCGCCGGCACCTGGAACGGGTCCTTTTCCTCGGGGGCAGGCGCCACCGGCGCCGGGGTGGCCACGGCTCGCACCGTGCCGCCCAGCTTCGGCGGCTCCTGCAGGGCCGGCACTGGCTCGGCCGCCGGCTCGGGTTGAACCGGCGGACGCACCAGCGGCGCATCCGGGAATCGCACCTTGTTGGCCGTCAGCGCCGGCACCCGGAACGGGTCCTTTTCCTCCGGGGCAGGCGACACCCCAGGCTCTACCGGCGCCGGGGTGGCCACGGCTCGCACCGTCTCGCCCAGTTTCGGCGGCTCCTGCAGGGCCTGCACTGGTTCGGCCGCCGGCGCCGGTTTAGCCTCGGCGGTCGGCTTGTCCTCCGGAACCGGGGGCAGCGTTACGCGTAACGTTTCTCCCGGTGCCGGCGGCAGGCTTTCCGCCTCCGGCCTGGCCTTCTCTTCGGTCTTCTCGTCGGCCTTCTCTTCGGGCTGCTCTTCGCCGAACCACTGCTTACCCAGCCAGCTGCCCAGCGATTCACCGCCCAACCCGCCCAACATGGCGCCGACGGCACCGCCAACGGCAGTGCCAATGACTGGCACGACCGAGCCAATAGCAGCCCCGGCCGCAGCCCCCGCGAGCGTACCCGCGAGACTGCCGGCGGCGCCGCCGTAACCCTCGGCCTTTTCGTCTTGGGTCTTGGCATTCACCGCCACATCGAGCGCGTTCGCGCCAGCGTCCATCAGGTTGCCGCCGGGCAGGCGCTTGGCGAGGCGTGTCACGCCACGCACATAGCGCACTGCCTTGCCCAGCTCATCCGCCCCGGTCAGCGCAGCCGACGCTGCAGGCAGCGACTTGGGCCTGGCTGCCGGCGCCTTGGGGGCCTCGACCGCTGCTGCAGGCTGAACCGTGACGCCCTGTTTCGTCGCGCGCCGGCGCTCCCGGCGGCGACTTCTGCGACTCCCCTTAGCAGGCTCTGCAGGGGCCCTATTTGCAACGCTACCGCCAACCCCGCCGAACGCATCGGCGTTAACCACGAACACGCGCTGCGGACCGCTGCCGGTCGCCTCGCTGTCGTTGGCCGGGGCCGATTCGGCCGAGCGGGCAGAAAACACCTTACCCAGCGCGCCAAGGCCGGTGTCGACCACCTTGTTGCCGGTCTTGGGCAGCTCGATGGGCGCACGATTACCACGGCCGGCCATATGCTCCAGGCCGCGACCGCGCGTAATGTTGAGCACCCCGCGCCCGATTCTCACAGCACTGGACGCGGTCTTGAACGCCATCACCCCCGCCGTGATGGCGGCGATGCCCAGGACCACCGACTGGAAGTTGTCCGTCAGCGAGGTGATGCCACGGGCCAGCTTGGTCAGCCCCTTGGCGGCCAGGTCAGTGGCCGGGCGGATGGCATCGCCGATGCTGCGCATCGAGTCGTCCACCGCCTGGCCCAGCTCGGCCCACTGCTGCGCCGAACTCTCGCGACGCTCGGCCAGGTTCTTGTCGAGAATCCCCGAGGCCTTTTGCGAGTCGGCTTTCAGTTCCTCATACAAGCCCCGGTTTTGCCCATAGGCCGTGAGCGCGGCCTTGACCTGCATGTCGGCAAAGATATCGCCGGTGCGCAGGGTCTTCTCCAAGGCCTCTAGTGCGACTTTGGCCTTCTCCGGGTCCACCTCCTTGTCGATCTTGGCCTTAGCGTCCTCGATCTTTTTGGCCTTCGCGGGGTCGGTCGCCTCGACGTACTTCATGGCCAGGGCCATGGACGACTCGATAACGCTCATGCCCTTCTGCAGACCGGTGTTCAGCGAGGCTTGATAGTCAATCCCTACGTCGCTGTAGGCCTTGACCACGTCGCCGGAGCCGATCTTTTCCATCCAGTTCTTGAAGTTGTTCGCGGCTTCGTCCGAGCTGCCAGCGGTCTTCATTTGAACCTGCAGCATCGCGCTCAGGGACGTGACCGACTCCAAGCCGGTGATGCCGTTCTTCTCCATGCCGGCCAGCAGCTGCGGGAACCACTTGGCCATGTCACTGGCCTCAAAGCTGCCCGCCTGGCCTTGGTAGGCGATAGCCTCCAGAGCCTGCTGCATCACCTTCGGATCGCTGATCTTGGCGTTTTGCTGCAGCGCCATGATCATCGACGCGGTGTCGACGCCCGAGGCGCCTTGGCCCACGGCGAACTTGGCCGCTACCGGCGCATACGACAGCGCCTTGTCCAGCTCCATGCCGGCGCCGACCAACTGGTTGACCAGATCCGCCACGTCATTGCGCGACATGCCGGTGTCTTTCGACGTGTCGATCACCGTCCGGGTTAGCTGGGCTTCCTCTGGCTTGTTGACGATATCGGCCTTGATCGCAATGTCACGGATCACCGCCTGATAGTTCGCGCTGATCATCGTCGGCACAGCGGCCATGCCCGTGGCAACCACGGCCTGGCCGATGTTCGACTTCATCGACTCTTTGCCCGCCTGCAGCTGCTGGTGACCCTTTAGCTGCAGATCGGCGGCCTTAGCCTGCTGCCCCAGGCGCTGATACTCGCGACTGAGGCGGCCGACCTCGACGCCCTGCTTGCGCAAGGACTCCAGGTTGCTGTCGAGCTTTTTTAACAGCTTGTCGGCGCCGGCGGCGCCGCTATCGTGCGCGCGCTTCCATTCCTCGCGCAACTTGATGGTTTCGCCAATGGTGCTTTTGAGCACCTTGGCCTTGTTGCCCTTGGCCTCCAGTTTCTGGATGCCGTTTTCGACGGTTTTGAACGCGGAGCCGACCGATGAGGCGACGGCGCCACCAATGACCAGCATCAAAGGCTTTAGTGCCATTGCCTACCCCCTTGCCGGCTCAATCCGTGAGCCACCAGACCATGTCCGCGTAGGTCATGGTCATGATTTCCTCAGACGAGAAATTGAACTCAGCCGCTAGACGCTTGGCCGCTTGCTTTTGCGTGGCGGGATCAAAGCTCGTCGTCTCGCACCAGAAACGTGTAACCGACCGCCAGGCGGTTGTAGTCCTTGTAGGTCAGGCCCTCCAGGTCCTTCACGCCGACCTCGGCCAGGGAGGCGAACAGGTTCAGCTCACGCTGCTCATCATCGCCGCCAGAGGTCTGGGTCGAGATGCGGATATCGCGCACGGTCGGCGCGCGCAGGGTGATTTGATCCAGGGTGACGCCGTTCAGCTCGGACGGCTTGGTCAGGGTTACGGTAACGCGGTCAGCTTCCAGCTTGATGTACTTCGGCAGTGGCTTGCTCATGACAGGGTGTCCTTGATTTGAAAAGGTGTGCGAAAGGGTTGGGGGTTACAGGCCGAGGTCGCGGCGCTGGTCAGCCAGCTGGTCGACGCCGTTAATCACGCGCTTCATACCCGTCGGGTCGATCTCGTAGATCATTTCGCCGCCGACTTCGAGCTTGTAATAGGTCACGGCAATGGCGTGCTTGATTTCAGCCTTGTCGCCCGCCTTCCAATCGCCCATATCGATCTCTTTCAGGGTGCCGCGCAGGGTGACGACAACCGATTTGGTTTGTCCCTTCTGGATCTTGTAAGACCCACGGAACGTGCCGTTGAAGGCGTTACCGTCGGCCAGGCCGAAGAACTTCAACGAGTCCTTACGCACCCCGGTGGTGGTGAAGTTGGACTCCATTTTTTCCATGCCCATATCCAGCTCGATCGGCATGTCCATGCCGCCGGCGCGGTGCTCTTCGGTCTTGAGCGTGAGCTTGGGCAAGGTCAGGCTGGGCACGTCGCCCTGAAAACTCGTGCCGTCGACGAACAAGTTAAGGTTGGCCAGTGTTTCGGGAATCATTGCCATGGGTCATGCGCTCCTTATGCGACTTGATCGAGGACTTCGGTCAGCCATTGATTGGTGATTTCGATGCGGAAATTCGGGTTCTCAGCCGGCGGAACGTCGGTGAAGCGAATGTTCCAAAACACCTTGCCCTGCTCCAGCTGGCTGGCCGTGTTGAGCGCGGGGTCGGCATAGACCTCAAAGTTGATGATTGCGCCCTGCGATTTCAGGTCGCGCATAAAGGCCTGCAGGCCTTCGGTGACGTCGCGGATGTAGGTCGAGGTAATCGCGCGGTCGACCGCCCACTTGTGCCCGTACAAGATGGCGTCCATGACCATATCCATGGTGCGCACGCGGGTCACAAACGACCACTTAGCATCACTCGACAGGGTGCGGTTGCCCCACAGGCGGAACCCGTCATCGCGAATGATCGTCGCGATATTGGCGTTGTTCAGCAGGTTGGCCCGGCAGCTCTCGTCGCCGTCCAGGTACTCGACCGCGCGCGTGGTACCGGTGATGCCGACAAACTCCTTGTTCGACGGCGAGGCCCAAAAGCCGTATTCGCGGTCGGTGTAGGCGAACAGACCCGCCGCCCAGGCTGACGCCGGCGCATCGACGGTCTTGCTGGTCACGGTGTCCCACACCTGCACGCCGGGATCGACCATAAACAAGCGCTTGGAGCCGAAAAGTTTGGCGTAGGTGGTGGCCGCTTCGTCGGTCGTGCCGGGCCCGTCAATGATGCCGATCGCGCGCAGCTTGCCGGCCAGCGCATCGATCGCGGTGGCCACCGCCTGTGTAGCGCTGTGCTTGGGCGCGATGATCAGCCGCGGCTGGGCGTTGAAACGGCTCTTGCCATCGAGCAGCGCCTGCAGGCCGGTACGTTTGCCACCGACCTGAACGCCGCCAACGATCGAGGACGTCTGCGCGGCCGCGTCGACGGCCTTGGCCACGCCCGATGCAACAATCACCGCTTTGGAACGGGTGTAGATCGCCAGGCAAGACTTGGTCATCGCCGAGTCAGGACCGAAGGCGGCAATCGCCTCGCGCTCGTTGGTGATCAGCACCAAGTCGCCGGCCTTGGCCGTGGCGTTCACGCCCTCGGTGAAGGTGTCGACCAAGCCAATGATCGAAGAGGAAGGCAGCGCGATGTTGCGCGCGCCGCTGTCGACGTTCGTTACGGTAACGCCGTGAAAAAAACCAGATGAGGCCATTTGAAACTCCAGAAAGCACAAGGCCGCGACAGACGCGGCCAAATGAAAACGAAAACGCCCCGACTAGTGGGGCGAATGGTGGGGTTGTTCGGGTTCGGGTCAGAGCAACAGCGGCGCCAGGCAGGCCAGTGCCAGGCATGACACCACCGGGAACAGCAGATCGAGCTGGCCGTCTCGCGACCATGTTCGAATGTCCAGGGCGCTGTACCAGGGCAGTTCGGTCAGCGTCACGCCTTGCGCCTTGGCGATGGTGCGCTGGGCTTGGGTGAACTCACGACCAGCAAAGAAGGTGATGCCGGCAGCAGCACCCACCCATTGCCCACTGGGCACGCCCAGCAGGAAGAAGGCCGCCCACAGCACGGCCATGATCAGCACAGCGCACAGCGCGTGCTCAAGGTTGGTTCGATTCAAAGCATTTTCTCCAGGCACAAAAAAACCGCTCAAGGCGGCTCGGGGGATGTGAAGGGACGAGGATCAAACGGCGTTGCCGACCCCGGCAATGCTTTCGTGGATTTGCGCGATCGCGGTGTCAGCCAGCGCCTCGGCGGCGGCGTGACTGGAGGCCTTGAGCACCCGTTGCTTGCCCTTCAAGCGAGCGGCGCGGATGGCATACAGCGCCGCCTGCCAGGCATCAGCCTCGACAATAATGCTGTCGGCCGCCGCTTGCGGACCCAGCTCGGCGGCGTCGGCCCAAGCTTGCACCGAGGGCGGCATGACGCCGACGTAACCGCCAGCGGCAAAGGCCTTGGCCTCAGCCGCCGCACGCTCGTACTCCAGGGCGCGCAGCGAATCACCCAATACCGCACGGCGAGCCACGTCGGCCGTTTGGTCAATCTGCTGACAGGCCGCCACCAGCGCCGCCGCCAGAGGCAGTTGAGAAAACTCGTAGCCAACATAAAGCTGGCCTTGGTAGGAGAAATTCAGGTCGGTCAATTTCATAACTGCAGATCCTTACAAAGTGGCCAGGTTGGTAACCAGGCGAGGGACAGATTTAGAGTCAGTACCGGCAGCAACGCCGTCGATATAGAACCCGCCAAAATCACTCGGGAAGCTCACCCCACCACAACCCAGCGCAACGCAAGACGCACCACCGCCGATCAGTGCCCCGAGATACCCCGCTTCTTTGGTCACCGTAACGGTGTTCATCTGCACCGCCATGATCGGCGGTACCGAATAACTGCCGTAGGTTCGCAACAGACTATTGAGTCGGCTGTTAGCCGGAGCCGGTGTTACGCCAACCGCTGTCGGGAAATGAATGTTCATCTCGCGGATTTCCATGCTCGCGCCTTGGCGCTGGAACGTGAAACCGCCCAGGCGATTATCCGAGAACACACCCAGCGCATCGACCGCCGCGTAATACTTAGGCCGCAGCGTTCGGGTGCCGCCTTCGCCCTTCATAATCAATAGCGAACAGTTGATGCTGACTTGCGAATCCAGAATGTAATCAGACAACAACACGATGCCGCACACCCCGCTATTCGGGGTCGCGGCGATGGCCTTGTTGACCGTCTTGAACGGGGCCGCCTGGGTGCCTGCGTTGGTGTCCAGGCCGTTGACCTGATCCACATACCAATTTCGAGTTGTCTCAGGCGCCGCAGCAATGGCCGCAGCCACAGCGGACTCAATGCCGGCTTTTCTGGTGTTGAAGGTGGCGATCAGGCTATTGGTGGCCGTTACCAGATCAGCAATTTGTGATTCGAGACTCATTATCAGACTCCGAGGGTTGTTTTAGCGAAGAGAGTTTGCAGCCCGACCAGCGCCGTCGCGTTGGCGGCAATGGCGGTTAACAGCCCGTCATGGTCGGACTCCTGTCGCTGCTCGACCGCCAGCATCCGCTCCATCAAGTGGGCAATTTGCTGGCCTTCGATTTGGTTGCGTTTGGCCTGATCGTCCAGCGTGTCTTGATATTTGACGCCGCGTAGCATTCCGGCGATCTGCGCCGACGCGAGGGCCGCCAATTGCTCCGACAGGGTCAGGTTGAGCCCGGCCCCGGTCGAATTGATGGTGACGCTATTGGCGGGCAATGCCGCCAGCGACAAGTCATAGGCCAGCAGCAACTGCGCATTGGGCGACTTGTAGGCCAAGGCTTGCGTGGGGTCCGACCAGACCGCCAACAGGGTGCCGTCGGAGAGCAAAAAGCCCACCTCCCGCACCCAGTATTCGGCGGCATCGTCAGCCACCGCCGTCAGGTGAATCTGTGTACTGCTCAGCTTCTGCCCATCCGAGATTGGATAGGTGCCTTTCTTGCTGCGCAGCGCCGTTTGTGTCTGCACCGGCGTATAGCCGGAGCTGCCCAGGACGACATGGGTGATTTGCGCAGACAGACCATCGTTGGTCGCCCGGAAAATGGCGGCCAAACCTGCCTGCGTAATCACAGGTTGCAACGGGGTACTCATAGGCTTATCGCCTCCATGGTGACGCGCACGACACTGCGCGTGGTTAATGCGTTGCCCGCCGTACAGCCGCCGGCCGCATCAAGGGGCACGCCTTGAGCATCGAGCACCGCCCGATGAACACTGCGCAGATCCACCGCCCCCGCCAGCCCTAGATCCTGCAAGGCGCCATCCGGCTGGACCGGCAAAGGCTCGACCGTGCGGCGATCCAGATGGCGCGCGCCCACGGCGCTGCCTAAGCGCCATCCGCCATCGAACCGTGCGCCGATCTTGAGCGCGTAGTGGCTGCGCTCGTTCTTGGTCGCATCGACCAGGGCACGCAGACGCTGGAACAGTTGCGGGGACAGAATCGACCCCTCGCCGGCGCGGTTGTCGTTCGCCCAGGCCGTCAGCTCAAAGCTGTACGGCACAGCCCCCGGTATTTGCGTCCATTCCTTGTAATCCGCTGTCACCCCGACAGCCTTCAGCACCCGGCGGATCGCACCGACCGTGCCCTTATGCTTGTGAATCGGGATCGACTGCCGGATCAGTGCCCGCTGCTGGTCTTCCGTCTCGGCGGCATCCCAGCCTTCGACCGACATGGCCCACGCCAGCCAGGGCAGAAAGCCGACCGGACAACGCGCCGAGTCGGCCACCCCGCGAATAATCTCGGGATCGACCCCAAGATCACCGGCGGTGGCCAGCGCCCTTTCCAACGGGGTGCTGTTATGGGGCAATAGTTGGCTCATGTGACCACCACCCCCTTAACGTCGATGCCAACGCAGCTCGGGTAATGGCGTTTGTCGCTGAGCACATCGGCCGTCGGAGCCTGAAGCACCACACGCCGCACGCCCGAGACGTGCAACGCGCCGTAGATCGCCGACAGCGACAGCTCCCCCTCCAGATCCCGGGCCGCCAAAATCACCGTTGCCAATCTGGCCTTGGCCGCCGCCACCACCAACGGCAACGACGGGCCATCCAGCACCTCAAGTTTGGCGATGACGTGATACTCATCCGGTTGCCCCAATAGACTGCGGGGGCGGTCTGTGATGGGCCTGACATCCTCGTTTGAGGCGGCCTTTTGCACGGCCGCCACCAGGGCCGTCGGATCAGCTGTACTGCCCACAATCGGCAGCACCGCCAGCGACACGTCACCCGGCAAGGGATTGCTCAGACCGGCCGCGTAAACGCACACCAGGACGATCGCCCCGGGCGGCAACAGCGCCCGAACCGAAGCGCTGACCTCGGCCGCCTTGAAGGTCGGAGAGTCCACCGACACGCTGGCTACGTCGGCCGAGGCCGTTAACGCGTGATACTCATAGGCACCACGGCCGCCGGCCACTGAAAGACGCTCCAGGGAAAGCCGCGTGCGGTACAGAAAGTCATCGTCTTTTTCCATGACCGCCGCCACCGGCGGCACTGCGTTCGGGTCTGCGGGCACCAGGACCAAACGCTGCACATCGAAGTCGGCCGCGCGGTTGTCCAGGTCCGCACCCCGGGCATAAGCCAGCAAGCTGGACTTGGCTGCGTCATTGATTCGGGCACGGCCGAGCATTTTTTGATAGGCCGCCACCTCCAGCAGTTTAACGACGGGGTCGGACTCCAACACCGCCGTCCACTGGTCGCCCATGTGCGCGCGAAAGTCGCCAAGGATCTGCTGATACAGCGTCTCAAATTCCAGCGTTTCCACGACATCGGGCGGGGGCAGCAAAGAAAGATCGATCATGCGCTTACCTCCACTACGGCAGCATTGCCCAGGTATTCGCCGGTTAACTCCAAGCTGATCTGACCGCCGACAACGGCTGTCACACGCACCCGATCTAGCTTCAAACGCGGCTCCCAACGCCCCAGAGAGCGCGCAACCTCGGCCTGTACAGCGCTTTTCCAACCCTCGTTAACCGGCAAGTCGACGTAACGACGCAGCTTGCTGCCGTATTCCGGCCGCATGCGCCGGCTGCCGATCGGCGTGGTCAAAATGTCCTCAATCGACTGCCGCAAATGATCAAGGTCCGAGATGGGTTTTCCGGTTCGGCGATCCAGGCCAATCATGGCTAGCCTTCCAGGCGCTGCAGCTCGGCATGGCCGGCCAAGTACTCCAGCGCCTCGGCGTCGTCGCCCTGGACCGTCACGCGGTGACCCACCACCTTTAATTCGCGCAGCCCCTCGCCGCTCGCCAGGAACAGCGAACGCGAGGCGTACAGGCTGTCGGCAAAGGTCACGTCCGCCGGCGCACCAGGCGCAGCGAGTTTCTTGGTACTCATAAGGATTCTCCAGAAAAGACAAAGCCCGCCGAGGCGGGCTGTCAGTGCTTGTGATTAGGCGTGTTACCCGTCGTATCAATGATCGAGCCATCGCCGCGGATGTTGCCCGTTACGCGTAACGCGCCGTCAATCAACACCGACCCTTTCAAGGTGATGTTCGACGCCTCGACCGTGGCGTTAGTCGTCTTGGCGGTGATCGCGCTGTCAGTTGCCACCACTTCGGTACCGCCGACCTTGACCGCCACCGTGCCGCTGGGGAGCGTGATGGTGTAGCTCTTGGCCGCCCAGTCGTAGACCAGCGAGCCGCCATCATCGAAACGCCACACCTCGACATGATCGCGATTGTCCGGCTGCGCGCCGGCAGCGCCATACAACCCCGGAATAAACGTGCCCTGAGCGGGATCACCGCTTGGGCTGATTAATGCGCCCTGCTCGCCCAAGCTCGGCGCACGCCAGTGGCGGGCCTTGCCGGCGGCCTGGGCATGCCAGCGCACCCAGGCGCTGGTCCAGTTGCCGCCGTCGGATACCCGCACCAGGGCGGCCACCAGATCCACCGCCACAACCCGACAGGGGATCACCAGGCCGGCCAGCATGCGGTCATGCTCGGCGGACGCATAGCTCATGCCATGGCCTCCGGGGTTTGGTAGTGCTGTTCGCTACCAGGTCCTGTATCAGGATCAAACGCAAACAGTAGCGAGCCGGGCGGTTCGTCCTCCCAAGGCCAAGCGGTGTCACCCAGAAAAATATCTTGGTGCCACAGCACCGACCAGCCCGTGCAGCGCGCCAGCTCAGGAATGATTTCCGACGGCATGGCCTGCACATCCCGCACCTGATCGACAAAGTCGACGTTCCAATATTGCTCATCCAGCAACTGCATCAGCTTGGCCGCCAGAACGGCCGCCTGCAGGGGCGCCATCTTGCGTTTCGACTCGACCAGAATGCAGGCCTCAAACGTCGCTCTGACGCACAACCGGCCATCCCCGGGCTTGGTCGCCGGCGCTACGCCTGTCATCGCGTACAGCAGCGCCGGCAGCTTCATGCCCTCTTTGAGGACCGGATACGCCTCGACGTGCTCGATCTGCGGCAGCGCCGCTTTCATGGCGGCCGTGATCGCGTCATGCAACACACTCAGCTCAGTCGGCACAGGGACCGGCTCGCTAGAAGATGTCTGCTGTTCGCTCATGGTCTACCTCCAGCACCAGGGCAACCATGCCGTCGCCGGTAGGCTCAGGCCGGACCACCCGATAACGCCCGCCACCCTCAGCAGGCGGCAGCTCAATGGTCAGCACCGTTTCATTGGCCAAGCGCGCCGCGTCTGCAGCCAGCACAGAGAAACGCGGCTCGCCCAGTTCCGCGGCGTCGACCGCCGTGGCCAGACCCTTGCCACTCTTGCCACCCACCTGAGGGTCAAGGAATGGGTTTTCAAAGGTCCCCATAACCTCGGTACCGTCCTCGAGCGTGGCGCGGTCGCCCACGCGCTGCAGAATGCGCGTGCTCAATACCGCCATGCGCTCGCGAAAGCTCGGGCGGGCCATTACTGAACGATCAGCACTTCGGCAAAGCCATTGAGCGTATCGCTCAGCAACTTGCCGTAGGGCGCCGAATCGGCAGTACCGGCGGCGACCAGGGCGCCATTGAGCACGCTGACATTGGCGCCGGCCTTGAGGCCCGCGGCCGCCGGCACGCTCCAGGCGTCACAGGTGCGATAGGTGATCACCGTCCCCTTCGGGCCGGACTGCAGCGGCATGACCGCCAGATCACCGATAACCTGCGGCACACCAGCGACGGAGCCGCCGGTAGGAGCCGGCAAGCTGATGCTGCCGCCGGCACTAACGTAGTTCTTGGCCATGGCCATTTTCTCCTATCCAGAAACAACAAACCCCGCGTAAGCGGGGTGTTTGGGTGGGGCCTGCGGTTACGCGCCGACAGACTTGTTGAGGCCGCGCGAGTCCAGCGCCGCAACGCCGGCGTCGATCCGCACCTTGGTAGCCACGCCGTCGACGGTGAAGCCCTCTTGCTGCTCCATGTACGGTTTATCGACGCCATCCAGATAAGAGACTTCGATAGTGTCGCGACCTTGCGCGGCGGCCAGATACCAGGACTTCGCAGAATCGTCGTCCAGACGCGGCTCGGCGATCACCTCGGCGAAGTTGCGAATCGGGTTATCGATGCCGGCGTTTACGTCAGCGCCTGGCACCGAGGCCGAACGGATTAGCTGCTTGGCCTTATCTTCCAGGGCCACCGGGCACAGCAGGAAGGCCGGGCGAATGTTCAGGGTTCGACCCTTACCGCCTTCAACCTGGGACTTCTGCAGCGCCATGGCGTTCTTGGCGGCAATCATCGCCTCAATCGACAAGGCCGAGCCGGCACCGGTGAACAGGTTCTTGCGCGAGACATCGAACAGGGCCTTTTTATCGCTCATCTGGGCGTTGGTGGTCAGTACCGCGTAGACCAGGTCGCCGACGGTGCCGCGCGCCGCCAAACCCATGTTGTAAGGAATGGCACTGAGCAGATCGAGGTCATCGTTGATGATTGCCTGACGGGTGATCGAGAACAGCTCGCCATAGGTGGCCAGGCTGATGGTCTCGCCACGGTCACCGGTGGTGATGTACTTGTAGTCGGCACCTGGGCGCACTTCACGCAGGGCCGGGAAGGCCCCCATGCCGACACGTTTGGCAACGCGGAAGTCGCTCAGGCGACCGCGACGAGTCCACTGGTCGAACGTCTCGGGCGCCTCATCCCAGCCGGCCAGAACCGACACAGCGGCGGTGTCGATCAGGATGTTGCCGAAGTCGCTGGTGTCGTGCGTGAAGGCCAGGCCGACCATCTGCATTGGGTTGAGCGAGGCAGTCAGAATGCCGCGATCATTCAGCGAGGCGCGGGCCAGCCCGCGCAGGCTCATGTGGTTATAGGCGTTGTCGGCCTCGTTGGCCGCGTGACCGACACGCCCTGCCAGGGATGCCCGCACAGAGTCACCCACAATGTTGCCGTTGCTGATGTGCCCGTGCTGGCCTGGGGCCTGGCTGCCGGTCGGCGTGGTCGCCTTGCCCATGTGAGCCAGCAGTTTGGCGTTTGCCGACTCGACGGTGCATCTGGTGTCATTCAAGCACTCGTCACGCAGGGTGGCAGAGCCCTCCAGGGTGGCGAACATGGCAAACGCGGCAGTGATCGCGGTACGGCGAGTGCCATCAGCCAGCAGCACGCGCGCCTGAATCTGTTCGGGGGTTTCGTTCGCCGGCGGCTGGTTAACCGGCGGGGCCGGCTGATTGACCGGCGTCGGCGGCTGGGTTTGGCCGCGCGGGCCGAACATCGGTTGTGCAGCGGTAGGCATGTTGGTGAACTCCTGCATGCGTTGAGAGTTGAGTGCGGCGAAGGCTTCCAGCGCCCCCACCAATTCATCGGCAAAGCCCAGCTCGACGGCCTCGGCGCCGGTCATCCACGTTTCAGCGGCGAGCAGCGCCTTGATTTCGTCGACGGTCTTGCTGGTCTTGTTGGTGTACGCTGCCACCAGGGAACCCTCGACCTTGTCGAGTAGATCGGCGTAACGGCGCATTTCGTCCGCGTCACCGCCCTGAATGCCCCAGGGCTTATGCACCATGATCATGGCGTTTTCAGGGATGCGGATTACGTCGGCAGCCATCAAAATCACGCTGCCCATCGAAGCCGCCAGACCATCTACCGTGCCCTCTACCCGGGCTGGGTGATTGCGCAGCAGGTTGTACATGGCCATCCCCTCGAACACGTCGCCGCCGGGGGAATGCACATGCAAATTGATCTGTGACACGTCACCGAGGGTTTTCAGATCGCGGGCAAACTGGTTGGCCGAGATACCCCAGGCGCCAATCTCGCCGTACAACATCAGATCGACCACGCCACGCTGACTGGATGCGCGCAACGTGTACCAAGTCTGCGCGGCCGGGTCAGTCGTCGTCGCCACCGCCGCGCGTGGACCCAGCACGGGCGGACTTGCCCGTGGTTTTCGTTTGCTCATTGGGTTGGATTCTCCCGTAATACTCGTGGTAGGCATCCGAACTGAACACCAGATCGTCTGCCCGGTTGGCGGCAATCTCAGACTTGCGAGACGCCTTAAGCTCTGACGGGTTGCGGCCACGCGAGCGAGCCATTTCTGCCTCGTCTCCGCCGCCGGCCTTGATGATCTTTTCCCAGGCGTCGGCCTCATGGACCGGGTTAATCCACGGCATCACTGGCCCTTGGTAAAAGGCGCCGTAGATGGTCCGTTGATCCACGTCCGCCGGCACTTTGAGCTGACCACTCAAAATCGCCATGCTCAGCCAGTTGCGGTACACGCGGCGGCACCAGTAGTCGATGAACTCATGCTGCAGCTGGTCGTAACCCAGCTGGCCCTCGACCAGCTCCTGGCGTTGCGCCGAGTAGGTGCCGTCGTAGCTGCGCGCCACGCTGGAATAGGTGCTGCGCGTACCGGCGGCCACCGCCTTGAGTTGTCCATTGCGGAACCCCTCAAGGAACGGGTTAGGCCGGTTACTTTCGATCATGCCCACGTCTTCACCCGGCAACAGGGTGTCGACCACGATGCCAGGGGCAATGGGAAAGGTCCGTTCTGCGCGCGTCTCGCCCGGTCCGGCCGGCACGTAGTCGTCGGGCGTGCCCTTCTTGATGTACATGGCCAGCGCCGCACTGATCCGCGCTGCCACCCGCTCGCTTTCCTCGTAGTCCTTGATATCTGCTAGGCGCATCAGGACCGCATGCAACAGCGGCTGGCCACGGCTCTGACCAATGCGCTTGCGGTAGGCAATGTGAATCACCTGCTCGGCCGGCACGCGCTTGGTGTTCTGCGCCAAGCTGCCGCGAAGGCCAGCCGGGTGCGCTTTGTACAGGTGGTAAGCCAACACGCGGCGCCACCCGTTACGCTCGATGCCCTGGACAATGCCCTTGGAGTCGTTGGTGTACTCGATCGGCAGATAGTCCGCCTCCAGCAGCTCCAGCGCATACGGCACGCCGTGCAGGTACTGATAGTTCGGCACCTTGCCCATTAGTTCCTGGGCTAAGGCCTCGCCATCGCGCAACCAGCTGCGCACCACCAGGCGCTCCATCTGCGGCCGGCTCAGTTCGCCCGAAGCCTCGGGCTTAAGCGACCACTCCCCCCACAGCGCGTTAATGGCGGCGGCAAACTCGCGGTGCACCGTGCCATCCAGGTGCAGCGGGATCGGCTCAACGGCAATGCCCGCGCCACCAACCACGCGCTCCTCCAGGCGGTCAAACACCCCGGTGACAATGTCGTGGTCTTCGTCCAGCTTGCGGCTCTGCTCGCGCATCGACTTGAGCGTGTGATTTAGCGCGCGATCCGCGTTACCGGTCTGTTTCTTGGCCTTATGGGTCCGTGAAGGCTTGGCGGCCTCAAACGCCATGATCACGTTACGCGCCCGCAGGCGCTCGGCGACCATGCCCGGGAACATGGGCGCAAGCGCCCTATCCAGCAGGTTCATGCCGCTCAATCAAAACTCGCCAGGGCAAAGCCCGGGCGACCCCCGCGCGCTTGAGCCGCCACTCGGCGCTCCCAGTACACGCGACCATCACGGATCTGGTTCAGCTCGGCATACACAAAGCGCCGACCGTTTAAGGTCACGTCCTTGCCGCCGGCCACCAGATCCGCCTCGGCCTGCATGTACAGCGCGACCATTTGCTGGGGGGTCAAGGCTTCTTGGGCTTCTATAGCCATCCGTTTGCTCCTGTCTCAATCCAACCGCCGGCGGCTGGCTGGTGATCTGGTGGCGGCGCCACAGGCGCCGGCGGCGGTACTTCGGCCGGCGCTTCTGGCTCGTCCGGCTCGGCCGCTGGTGGTGGTTCTGCCGGCACCTCCCACACCCCCGTTTCGGGGTTCTGGCTGGCCAACAGGTCGAGGTCTAAACCGAACTTTTCTTGACTGATCCGCAGCGCAGCCAAGGCATACACAAAGCAGTCGAGCGCTTCGTTGCGCTTCTTGCTGGCATCCCAACGCAACACGCGCCGACCTTTCGCCAAGATCCATTTCTTGGTTTCACTGGTCAGTTGCTTAAGTTCGTCGTCGTCACAGATCAGATCGTCGGCCGGGAAGTGAATCATCCCCGGCACCGGACGATTGCCGTCCGGCTGCAGCTTGAGGCGGTTGTAAATGACCTCTTTGGCGTTGTCGGTGCCTACCTCGGTCAGGTAGGTTTTGGACTTTTTCTCTTTCTTGCGCGGGAAGCTGGCAATCGGCTTGCCGTAGGTGCTGGCCCCGAAAATCGGGATCACCCAATGCAAGCCATGCTTGCGGCTCTGAGCCCTGACAGTCTCCGAGTGGTGACCGCCGGAGTCCCAGCACCAACGCAGCACGCCCATTTTCGTGCCGTCGGCTCGGGTGAACTGCCTATACAGTTCCAAGCCAACTTGGCGCAACAGTTCCAGGCTGGCCGGGTCACCCGTCAAAATCCGGCGGTAGACCAGCCAGGCCTCTTCATCAGCACCAAAGCCCCACACCCGCAATTCGTAGCGGTCGTCCTGGGTGTCGATGCCACCCATAAGCGCAACGCAACGTGCCGGCACCTGGGCGGCGTAGACTTCGCGGCGATCACGCAGCTGCTCCCAGTCGACTTTTTCGGTTAGGTCTTCTTCCCAGGGCTCGCCCAGCGTCGTGTTGACGAAGGTTTTCAGCTTGCCCCGGTCCTTGCCGGCCTTGACGCGTTCGTCGGCGATCTTCACCCAGGTGGTGAAGGTCGAGTAAATGGTCCAGATATGGAACGTCAGGCGGCGCGGCGTGCGAATCGGCGCGTCATCCGCCCCAAACCACTCCATGCCGTTGCGGGTCCAGACGCCGGTTTTCTCGCAGATGTAGCGGCCCGATGGCCCCGCCTCGATCATCTCGTGATGTTCGAAGGTGCAACCGTGGCCGGACTCGCACAGATACCAGGCCTTATACACTTCGCCGAGCGCATCCTTGGACCACTTGAGCCCAAACGGCTCATCCGGCCCGCCCCACTTCAAGGTTTGTTCGGTGTGGCAATGCGGACAGCGGATATGGAAGCGCAACAGGTAGGCCGATTCCTCGGCCGCCCGCGTGATCTGGCAGCTACCCGCTAGCTTGGGGGTAGAACCGCGAATCGACTTGGGAAAGGTCGCCCCTTCCAGACGCTTGTCCCCCAGGAAGGTCGGCGAACCCTCATTGTTAATGTCCGCGTCGAAGCTCGACAGCTCGTCATAACCGACCTCGTCCGGGCTCTTTTCCCGATAGTTGCCAGCGGCCTTGCCGCCCAACCACCACAGTACCTTGCGGTTTTCGAAGGTCTTTTGATCCTCGGTATTGTCCTTGTGCTTTTTCCCGAACCAGGGCGCCATAGCCTTGATCACCGGCACGTCGCGGATCATCGGATCGACGTGTTTTTTCATGATGCCTTTGGCGTCGTCGTCCGTCGGACTCCACATGCAGATACTGCGTTTTTTGTGCTTGAGCTTGTAGGCGATGTTCGCCATCAGCATCTTGGTGTAGCCGATCCGCGCCGACTTCGGCAGGTTCAGCTCATGCACCAGGTCGTTGCCCATGGCGTTGAGCAGTGCCACCTGAAAAAACTCGGTGGTCCATTTGCCCTCGCCATAGGACGACTCGGACGACATGTAGAAATATTTGTCGGCCCACTCCACGGCGGTCATGGGCGGATCGACTTCAAGGTTTTTCAGCCCGCGCCGGACAGCCTCAACCAGATCCCTCATCCAGGGTGGTGATGTACTCATCCAAAAGCTCCGGTATGCGATCAGCCAACCCGGCAGCCGCGTTACGCGTAACGGCAATCTCGCTCTCGACGGCCTCCAAGTGGCGCACGGCGATATCAGGATGTTTGCGCTTCACGTTTTTGTGAACGGTGTTGAGCGTTGAGGCCAACTGCGCGGACAAACTGGCCAGCGCAAACACCATGAATCCGACCGGGACCAGTTCCTTTTCACCGACCTTGTTTTTGCGTGCCTGGGCGTCGGCTTGCTCCTTGGTCAGGCGCCACCGCTCAAGATCGATCTTGTACCCAATGAGCGGATCGATCTCATCAGCACCAGGTTGTTGTTTGCCGCTCTGATGCTGCAGGCGGTTATCGAGCACCGACCGAACGTCGTAGAACGACTCGCGGCCGATCTTTGCAACCGACTGGATCCCCCATTTATCAAAGGCCTGCACCGTAATGCCGAGGCTATCGGCCATGTTCTTCTTGTTCAGCCAAAACGGCTGTCGCGTGATCGTGGTGATCTTCGAAGACATAACAACAACCAACCCCTAGAAAAAGGTCATACATAGCGAATGAGCGGGGCCCGAATTACCCCCTAGCCCCGGTGGGCCCGGGAGGACCCATAAGCCGGGGGGCGGGGGTGGGTCCGGGCTGGCCCGAGCCGCCTACCCGGCCGGATGGCCAGGGGCTGCCGGGGTGCCCGCGCCTTGCGCGACCTCACTTCGCTGTCAGGATCGAGTCGCGCAGTGCGGTGGCCAGTTCGGACTGGCCATGCGCCTTTCCGATGTTCTCGCCGATCTTGTAGAACGGGAAAATGACGCGGTATTGCGGGGCACCGTCGGTGTAGAGAAACACCGGCTTGACCTGCTTGCGCGCCTTGCTCTCCCACACGCCAGACTCGTCGCCGATCGTGCCGGTGAAATAGCGCTGAGCATTGCCCTTGCGCTGGCTGCGCTTGCTGTTCGTGGCATTGGCTTGGTAGCCGCGCCCGGACTCGGCCGCACCCAGGCCCGACAAGATGCGTGTCATGGTGCCGCGTGCGACGTTGCCGTATTGGTTCAGGTAGTCTCCGCTCGGCACGGCGTATTGGCCGGACTTCATCAGCCCTTGAGCAATCAACGACTTCTCAAAGCGCTTATGCGGTCGCGGCCCGCCCTGCACTGCCTGTTGCAGATACGCATCAGCGGGAATGCCCGTGGTCCACGAATCCTTAAACCAGACCTTTGCAGGACGGGTCTTGGTGGCCGCCTGGGCAAACAGGCTGCGCATGGTGGTCGGCGTTGGCCGGTCCAGGCGCTGGCCCATGACCTTGAGAATCCCGGGCTTGATCCGATTGGTGGCCAGGCGCGTTTGCGCGAGGACCAGGGCAAAGGGGATCTGCTTTCGCTGAATGTCCGAGATTTCACGGGCCAGGGCCACGCTATCGATATCCAGTTTCAGGTCGAGCATATACCTACTCTCTGCCCGTCTTTTGCCCTGGCGATGGTTCGCTAACTCCTGCCCTCTTTGCCAAGAACTGCGTGTACAGACCACCAGCAACATCGGCACCGATGACCGCGATGACAATGCCTAAACCTGCAGCCAGATAGAGATTGCTCCACAGAGCCATAGCGAGCAGTAGCGTGGCCATACCCAATAGGCCAGACGCAAGAAAGCGCAGTGCTACGCGCTGCAGGATCTGCTGAAGCCCAAGGTCGGAGCCTGACGCTCTCAGCATCTCCCCGGACAAACCGGCCATGCTTAACAACACCAACAGCCAAAGGGGCACGTCAGCAAGAGCCTGATGCTCAGTGTTCATCTGTTGTCCTCGAATAGGTCCGGCCTCCATGTCACTGTCATCCGCTTGAAGCAAAGAGCCAGGCATGGGGCCGAAAAACGAAAAAGCCCTGCTCGACGGCAGGGCTTAAAAAATGGGTACAAAAAACCCGACTCGATGGCCGGGTTCTTGAAAGCGTCTAGCTGCGTTCACAGCAATACACGCTGCTATGGAAACAGACTTATTCCGCGCGGAAAAGTGTTTTTTGCGGCGGCTAAAACCGGTAAATTCGTAGCTGCCAATGTAATTGAGAGGCGAATTGTACGCGCTCTTCTCCAAAAATTAGCGAACCCATACACTGAAAGCATGGACGTGATTGCATGACAAGCCATACAGACAAAAAAGGCAACGACTCGCCTCTCAACGAGCCTTCACACTTGAGAGAATATTTAGAGTATTACAAAACCCTTTCCAGTCCAGGCTACGGCATACTAGTAACTGGTGATTGGGGGTCAGGCAAAACATTTCAAGTAAACGAAATATTAAATCAAGATGAAATACACTACATAAGTTTATTCGGAGCACAAACCACAGAAGAAATATACTCCGCCGTGTATGCAAAAATGCATCCACTCAAGTCGTTAACAAAAGGAATCGCGAACTCGGCAAATGGTGCCGGAATTGGACCAGTTAATGTTGGAGGATTGCTATCCGGAGTCGCAAATGCAATTATCCGAGAGCAGGTCAACAATGACAGAATTTTGGTTTTCGACGATTTAGAGCGAAGCAAAATCGACCCCAACGATTTGCTAGGCGTATTTAACAAATACATAGAACATCATAACTGTAGAGTCGTCGTTCTCGCACACGACAAAGAAATCACTGAAGTCTTCAAAGGCATAAAAGAAAAAGTTTTCGGCCAGACAATTTCTATAGTGCCCCAAACATCGAAGGCCTTTGACAGCTTTACCAGCAAAATAAAAGACCCGACCACCCTTAGAACAATAACCAAACTAAAGCCTGCAATACTAGACATATTCACCCAATCAGAAACCCACTCGCTTCGTATACTAAAACACTCTCTAGAGGACCTTATTAGGCTGTTCGGAGCTCTCACACCCGAGCACAAATCAAACGGAACTGCCATACTCGAATTGACAAGCCTATTCTTAGCATTGAGCTTAGAAGTTAGGGCCGGACGTATAGATGAATTATGCATCAAAGATAGAAGCGGCTCGATCATCCGGCATCAAATGAAAGTCGCTCGAAAGGAAAAAACTTCCGAGATACCAAAAATTTACAAAGCTTCAACCCGATATAAAAACATCGACATCAGCAATAAACTTCTGACCGATGAAGTATTAACAAGCATGCTATTTAAGGGGAGTTACTCAGATACAAGCATACAGGCGTCTTTAAACAAAAGCCTGTACTTCACCAGCCCTGAAGATCTTCCTGCGTGGCTAGTATTCATGAAATTCGATGAACTTAGCGATAAGGAATCACATGAGGCTGCGGAAAAACTGAAGATACAGTTCACTAACCGGGAGTTAATCGAACCTGGTGAAATGCTTCAGCTATTCTCACTTCGATTTCTGCTTTCAGAAATGGGACTAATCTCACGTAATTTTTCCGAGACAGAAGAGGACTGCAAACAGTATATGGAGGATCTACTCAGCCAACATAAAATTAAACCTTTTGCTGGATACCGAGACAACTTCACCACTGGATACGGAGGTTACGCGTTCTGGGTTGAAGAAAGCTATAACAAACACTTTTCTAGACTCAACAACTATTTGAAAGATACGCAGATTAGAGCAGAAAAACAGCGCCACCCCGAAATAGCAAAAACGCTTCTTACATTGATCTCTACTGATGGCGATGAGTTCGCAGGAAAAATCAGCCACACAAATGGCGGAAAAAACGATTTTGCAACCACTGATGTCTTGGCCAGCATACAGCCAAGCGATTTCGTTCAGGAATGGATGGGGTCTCCTGCGAAAAACTGGAGACATATAAGCAGAGGATTAGAGCAAAGGTATTCTGCCGGACAACTTCAAACCACACTTAAAAGCGAAAAATCCTGGATGAAAGAAGTCATAATCCTGATTGATCGCGAAATAATTAAATCTAAAGGCATCAGAAAGAAACGGATCGAGCGTATTTTGCCATTGAGCTTAAGAAACATGGTCTAACAACGTTACCATGTCAATATCCAAGCAAGGCTGCTCGGCACGACAGCCTTGGCCTGGATAGAATTATGCTGCGTTGCGAATTACACTTACAGCGCAATCAACCCATGCTGCACCTGCTCTGACTAATTCACGTGCTTTACCTTCGCTCATCCCGTAGTATTTTCCGACACGAACCATCGGCCATTTGGCTCCAAAATACAGCCATACGACGTCCCCCATCTGCTGATCCCGAAGTGCGAGCTTGGCTACAGCATTGTCGATAGCAATAGCCCATTCATCAGTAATGCAGTAGTTCTTGCTTGCTACCGGCTGCACCACTGCTTGGCGCATCAGCGCTAAAGTCGGTGATGTGTAGCCTGGAACGCCCACTCCATCCATCCGCCACCATCCCCACTGCTCCAAAAGATACTCAGTGTCTCCCAGCGGTCGGCCAGCCGGCTTACGAATCATCATGCGCTCAATCCCCTGTGTAATTTGTGCCGCCCGCCCCCAGGCGGTTCGATTGCTTGTACTGTCGCTGGACTCCGGGCACGGTCCTTTCAGCGCCGCGATTTCGCGTTGAATCTCCTGCAATCTAAAGCTCAACTGAGTGACCAGTTCGTCTGAAGAAAGCACCAACTTGCTACCCCCAACAACCCAACCTGAGCCGTTGCAATCAGTGCAAACCAGCTCATAAAAAACCCCCTTGACTACTGTTTTCCCCTTGCAGATCGAGCATGGCTCCAGCTCGATCCGTTCCCGCTCAAAGCCAGGCATTGGTCTTTTCTCCTTGGTTTAAAACCTCGCCCTTAACAAATTGCGGAATTGACTCGCAGGCCACTCTATTCAAAGCATCTACGAGGTTTTGCGAATCTTCATATCTAGCGCCTGTCTGCTCATGGATCGCCTTGAAGCCACGCTCATCTAACCAGTTGTGCCACTTCACCAGAGCCAGCCGACGCTGCTCCTTGGCCTGGGTGTTGATGTACGTCGAAGCGATCTTGCCCAGCGAATGGTTCAACAGCATCTCGCCGATGTGGCCATCGACGCCGAGGTCAGTCCAGGCGGTACGCGCTACCTTGCGCAGGTCGTGGCTGGTCCAGGCGCCCTGCCCCAATCGACTGAACACGGCACTGGCCTGGTTATCGCTGAGCGGCTTACCTCGGCGAGAAGGGAACAGGAATGGTCCCTCGTACCCTTGGGCGGCCTGCCGATCCCGGTACCGGTGCAGTAACGCGCAGACCTGGTCGGTCAGTGGCACCCTCAGCTCGGTCTTGCTCTTGGTGTGTTCGGCCGGCAGGTACCACTCACGCTCAGCCATCGCGATGGCGGCCCAACGGGACTGACGGGTTTCGCCAATGCGGGTGCCGTGGCACAGCATCATCAGGGCCAGCATGGCGTCACCGGGTGCAGTCTCGAATCGCTCCGCCAGCTGTTCCACCAACTCGGGCACCTGCACATCGCGCAGGCGGGCTGGCTTGGGCAGGATGCGCGCCGTCGTGAAGTTGATGAACTTGAGCTCCGCCATCGGGTTAGCTGGGATCAGATCCAGCTTACGGGCCTGACGAAAGGCCACCGCGAGCAGACGGTACAGCTGCTGGACGTACGATAGCGACAACTCGGCCTGAGCCGGCCACATCAACAGCTTGTCCAGGGTCTGGGCATTGACGTCGCGAATCAGCAGATCTCCCAGCCGCGGTTTGAGCTGGCAACTGATGGCTGATTTACCCGCAGAACGGCGCTTAGCGGACAGCGCGCGCGAGCGAGCCATGCGATCGCCATACCAGTCCAGCAGCTCGCCGACGGTCACCCAACCCGAAACGCTGGCAGCACCATCGGCCGCCACTCGCAAACGCACTGCCGGCAACGCTGCGACCACCTGTTTGGTACTCAGGTCCGGAAATCCGCCGATGCGGTGCCACTGGCGCTTGTTCAGCAGGTACCAAGAACCGCGGGTGCGATTTTTCGAATAACGGAAATGCAACGCAGGGTGACTGGCATCACGCAGATCGCGCACATGCTCTAGCCGGGCATTGCGCTGAATCTCGGCGTCTGACAGTTTCACGGTCAGGGTCTTGATCAGGGTGCTCAATCGGTCGCCTCCGGTTGGGCGAGACGGTCCACCACCTCAAACGTTGAAGGCCACATCCACGCACCATAACGCGTGGCCATGGCCGCGTCGGCGAACAGGGCCAAGGCATGGTCCGGGGTGCTACCCAACTCCATCTTGAAAGAGCAGCAGAACACCGCGAAGCGGTAGGTGGCTGGATCGGGAACAGCGAGTCGCTGAGAGTCCATCAGAAGGATTCCTTTTTTCGGTAACGGTTGGCCAGGCTGGTGACTTTCTCCGGCTGCTCGACGGCCTCTGGCTTCCACCCGGCAGCAAGGTTTTCAAAACGGTTGTACTGCCCGAGAAAGGCCGTGCGGACAGTGCCCATCTCGATGTCGCGACCCTTGCCAATGATGATTTCGGCAATGCCCTTGGCTTCGGTGTTTTCGTGATAGACCTCGTCGCGGTACACAAACAGGATCACGTCGGCGTCTTGCTCGATGGCACCGGATTCCCTCAAATCCGAGGGGATTGGTCGCTTGTTTGGTCGTTCCTCGCATTTGCGGGAAAGCTGGCTCAACAGCACGACGGGAATGCCCAGCTCCTTGGCGAGCAACTTGCAGCCGCGACTAATGCTGCTGACCTCTTCGGTGCGATTGCCGCCCTCACCTTCCAGCAATTGCAGGTAGTCGATCATCAGCAGGTCCAGGCCGTAACGCATCTTGTGACGGCGGGCCAGCGAGCGGATGCGGCCAATCGACGAGCCGGCGCGGTCGGCGATGTACAGCGGCGCGCGACGCAGCACGCCGGCGGCGGCAGAGAGCTCAGCGCCATGGCTCTGGCACGCCGTCCCGTTCTTCACCAAGGTGAGTGGAATACGACCCTCGGACGCCACCGCTCGATCCAGCAGCTGACCCTTGTTCATCTCCAGGCTGATGACGAGTGCTGATTTGCTCTGGCGCACCGCCGCCTCGACAACAAAGCCCATAGCCAGCGTGGTTTTGCCCATGGCAGGACGGCCGGCCACGATGTACAGGTGATCTGGCTGAAGGCCACCCAGCTTTTCATCCAAATCCCGCAGGCCGGTCGATAAGCCGATCAGCGTTTCACCGCGGGCGTGACGATCATGACGCTCCTGCCACACCTCCAGTTGGTCGACCAGTACGTCACCCACTTTGACGATGTCGTCATCACCCGATCCGCAATCAATGGCCATGGCCGCAGCCTGGACGGCGGCGATTTTCGCCTGCACATCCTGATCGCTGTGCGCGATATCCATAGCCTGGCTGCCAAGGTCAAACAATGACCGCTCGATGGCCCTCTCTCGCACGATTCCCGCATACGTCTTGGCGCTGGCAACGCTGGGCGTGCCATTCACGATTTCGGCGCAGTAGGCAAACGCCGGGGAGCCACCCGGCAAGACGCCAACGTGGTCACCCACGGTGAGGAAGTCGACGGATTTGCCGGCCGCGCGAACCGCTAGGATTCCCCGGTACACCTCGGCGTTTTCCGGAAAGTAAAACGATTCGGGGGACAGGTCGTCGCTCAGGGAGTCGATCAGTTCAGGGCGCTGCATCATCGCGCCCAGCAGGCCGTGTTCAGCCTCGGTGTTGTAGGGATTACGCATTGTAATTGCCCTCCACAACCTTGACGAAGTTGCTCGGGGCGATCAGCCAATCGAAGTTGCAACGGAATGGACTTCCACCAGAGGCGGCCACCTCTCCCATCAGGAACTTGCTCGAGCGCACCTGTGCGAAATACTCAGCCCAGAAGCCGAGGTCTTGGTGCACGTCGCTCTCGTTCCAGCGAGCATTGATCTTGGCGATCCGATCCTTGGTCAACATCACAACTCGAGGAAACTCCGGGATGGTCGCGTTGAACAAATCGACGATTGCCTGGGTTGGGCACTTCGGCTTCGAAATCTTCGATGGCGGTTCATCGTCAACAAGAGGTGACGTTTCACTTGATGGTTCTATTACGGTTCTGGGTGCGGCTGCTGCGGGGGTTTCTGTCGTGAGCTGCGGGGGTGATGGTGCAGCTGCTGCGGGGTGCGACTCATGCAGGGGTGCATATGCTGCTGGGGTCAGGGTGTACATCGTCGAGCGGCCCATCCGTTCGCGGACAGTCAGCAATCCAACCTGACCCAGCCACTTGATGGCCGTTTGCACGGTCCTTTCAGCCAGGCAGGTGCGCTCTGAAATACGGGCAACCGATGGCCAGCAAACACCCTCATCGTTTGCGTTATCCGCCAACGAGATCAGCACAGCCTTTTGTGGCCCGCTCATCCCCTGAAGCGGCCAGCACAAGCTCATGATTATGGTGCTCACAGCTGATCTCCAGTCTCAGATTCAACCGTGACAATGAGCCGTAACACATCATTCGAATGCTCAGAAGGTTCCATTCCGCACCGGGTATTGCTTGAAGTAATGATCGTGTTCATAATGGCCCCTCAGTGTTTTGCGTTTTGAAAGAGCCGGGTTGCAGCCCGGCTTTTTTGTGCCTGCGATTCAGGCGTTGTAGGTGTCCAGCGCATCCGTGGTAGCTTTTTGCTTCCCAACGAAAAGGCCTAGGAGGCAGGACATGAAAATCAATGGTGTTGTTTCAGGGGGGAATCGGGAGATTGGTCGCTGGGCGATTCGCACAGATCATGGCTTCGCCGTGGTGGACCTGATCGACGGGGAACTTCAATTTCATGACGCGGTAACTGGCGATCTTGAGAGTCCCGGTCCGGTCGTGTTGATAAACCGCACAACCGCAGAACCTGTCGAAGTTTGCGTCGAAGCAATTCACGCAACCCTAGAAGGCGCAAGAGCTCTACTTCGGAATAGATAACCCCATCTTCAAAATGACCGCCAAGCCAGAGCCGCTTGGTGGCTGCCCATCGCTTCATCATTCCCATGCGAATCTCCTTATTGGTCAACTCAACGCGAGCGGCATAACTGCCGGCTAAGCCTTCATTGCTCACCAGCCCCCGCCGATGCTGCTTCGTTTCGGTCGCGTACCTGCGTCTCAGGCAACCTTTACCGATTGCTCCATCACATCCAGGCTGTGCCGGACGTGTCCTAGCTCTCTGCGGATTGCCGCTTTCTCAAGCGGCGAAACGTGGTTGTCATCCAGCGCTTCGTGCACCGCGATGGTCAGATCGGCGACCTCTTTGCCCAGGTTGATCAACGAAGAAGTGAGTGCCTTTGGCTCTGGCGCGACCTTTGCCGTCAGTTCAAAACCGAACTCAGAGGCCAATGCCATCAAAGGGCGCATATCACCGGTGTGCAGCAAAATCCCAAACAGGTGCTCAATCGTCAGGTGATGTGCATCGTTGTCGGGATTAGCACGTTGCAGCAGGCTCACGTGGGGAACCCCCATCTGGCCGGCAAGTACTTTCGCTTCGTTGTCCAGGACCGAGCTTTGGCAAGCCCGCAGAAATTCGTCCATCCGTAAAACCTCTGTTTTGTTTCAGTGGCTGCATGCCACTACGGGTTGCAAAATGTTTTTCACCGGTTAAGCAGCGCTGACCGGTGGTTTAGATTCAGCGCAGAGCTCACGGGCAGTGATCAATCCATTGGTCTGCTCTTCTGCTTTGAATGCGGTTTTTGCGCTCATGGAACAGGCGCCGGTGACCCAGTAGGAAACAGCGGCTTGAGTTACCCCCAGCGCTAGCGCTGTTTTGGTTTGCCCGCCGAAGTGCTCGACGAGCCTTTCGATAGGGGTCATAGAGAGCCCTCCTGATAAGCAGGCTTATATCGTATTAAGAAGGAGGCTTATTTGCAAGAGAATAAGGGAACTTATAAATTTACGGGCATGACGACATTAGCCGAACGCATGAAACTCGCACGCAAACATGCGAACCTGACCCAGAAAGCACTGGCCGAAAAGGCTGGTGTTGAGCAGCCCGTAATCTCTCAGCTGGAGACTGGCAAGAATCAGCAGAGCGCCCATCTCTCGAAATTTGCGCATCTCTGCGGCGTCAGCGCGATTTGGCTGTCTGACGGGATTGGATCTATGACCGATAAAACATCGGGTGACTCCAATGTGCGGATGGCACAGCAGCCCGCAACGCTTTACCGATATCCCGTTATCAGTTGGGTCTCTGCTGGATCGTGGGAGGAGGCGGTTCAGCCCTACCCCGACGGATTTTCAGACCGCTACGAGCTTTCTGATTATGACTCCAAAGGCCCGGCGTTTTGGCTTGAGGTAAAAGGTGACTCGATGACGGCACCAACCGGCACCAGCGTTCCCGAAGGAATGCTCATTCTGGTCGACACCGAAGCCGACGTTAAGCCTGGAAAGCTGGTAATCGCCAAGCTACCTGCCAGCAATGAAGCCACCTTCAAGAAGCTTGTAGACGATGGCGGAGTGAGATATTTGAAGCCGCTAAATCCGGCTTACAAGATGGTTGAGCTAGATGAGAACTGCAAAATCATAGGTGTTGCGGTGCGTATGACTGGAAAGCTGTAAAGGCCCGGTCTTACTCAGCCAAGCAACAACGCAAGCCCGCCCAGCGCGGGTTTTTTTTTGCCCAGTGCACAAAAGAGTACAAATGTACTCTTTCCATATTGCCGTTTTACTACAGATGAAATACTGTTTATTCATACAGTTAACTCATGGAAGACTACATGAACCAGAGCGCAACCAGCATCACCTTCGTACCCAATTCTTACGAGCACGTCGGCCGCCGAATTCAGAAAATGGTTTCCGACCCGAGAGTGCAGAAGCATCAGGCGGTCAGCATTACCAGGCGAGAAGATGAGGCGCCAGAAGCCTGGGAGCGAGTGCTCCAAGAACTCGATGAGACTCACGGAATCACAATTGATCGCTTGGATAAGGATTGCGTACGTATCGGCTGGAAGGGTTACATCGATTTTTGAAGGAAGCCCGCGCAATGCGGGTTTTTTATCACCCCACAGAAATTTTATAAGCGTGCTTATTGACGCGGCACAATAAGCAAGCTTATATTTGTCTCAAGCCAACGTTATGCCGGCTCAGCAGCGAAAGCTGCGCCACTCTTTAACAGTCAGCGCAACAAACAACAGCCCGCATTGCTTCTACCGGCGAACGGCGAGAAGACAGCCCCGGAAGCCTGCCAACGTGCGGAACAACCTGGGCGGCTACTCGATGGTGAAACGCCTTAACCATGTAAGTGACCCGGCATGCAACGCGCCCCGCCATCCCGGCGGAAATGGGAAATAAATTGCACCCAAATGGAATAGTTTTTTCATTTCACACAGGAGGGTATGCACCAATGCAGCACTAACCACTTCACCTTGGTAGCGTTGAAAGCCTGAAGGCTGAACCGCACTTCCAGACAAGCTGCGGACAATAGCGGCGTCGATGGCACCGTGCATCGGCCAGCCCTGAGCTGGTAGCCCGCCCAAACGCATATGGACCACCGCCGATGAAACAAACCCAGGCCGTCGCCAGTAGCGGGTCTGGGAGGCTGTCACGTAGGGAGGTCTTCGTGACACCAACAAAAGGCCGGTTTCGACCGGGCTTTTTTCCGCCTGCCTTTATCCGTCAGCACTCTCCCCTGCGCCTAACGGCAACCAGCGGGCGGCCGACTACTGACGAATAATCGCAACCCACACCGAGGATCAACAATGCATCCATCATTTCAAGAGCGCGTCGATGAACTCGGTGTGCTGCTGCAAAAAACTCGAGCGGCACGGGCCGGTTTCTTCGACCGCACTGATCGGCGGATGCCACCGAAACCGGTTCGCTTTCAGGTAACCGGTGAGAGCGCCGGAATGTTCCAGGTTGTCGACCTGACCACCGGAAAGATCCGCGCCTTCCGCGAGGGCTACAAGGCCGCTCATGATCTTGCCATCCAGTTCGAAGAGAAAGTTAACCGCATGGCCGGAGTGCAGAGTTATCGGAGTACCAATTTCCAACTCGCGGGACTCGCTCATCGATGACCTGAACCAGCATAAATTCGAATCAGTCTCGAAGAACACCATCAAACACAACGCCCACAAGTTGTGAAGCCACACTTTTAGTCCAACTTCACCGGGGTGAATTTAATTCTAGCTAACGAACTGCCACGCTCTGAAACTGAAACATGCATTTCATATCGATCAGATGCAAGTACATCCCCGCCATACCTATAATCTATCCGAATATTATACTTTTCATCAAGGACAGGGAGGGAAGTCTTAAAAAGTGTTTTCTGATTAGTCTCGAGACTAGAAGTACTCCCCACAAACCTGTCATCGCAATACAAGCTTATATCTTCCGCATTATTACCTTGATTACTTATATAAAAATTTACATTTAAGCTCCCATCAGCACTTGGGACATTAGCAATCAACCTTAAGCTTGGAAGCAGTGCGGCCTCCCTTTGCTCACGCTCGTAATTTGCTTTTAATAATTCAGCCTCCAACTGCCTTCCTGCGATACCAGCCATCTCTTTTTGCTGGTTTACTGAATTTCTCAACTCATCAGCCTGAAGCCTAAGAGCCTCATTGTTCTGCCGAAGCTCGTGCCCTTGCTGAAAAAAACCAAGGATCAGCCATAATATTGCGACGGGTCCAAACACACCCGCCAGAAAGTCGCCCATTTCGTTCAGTGGCATCCTTTCAAGTGCATCAATTTTGGAACCCGCAAGCTTGAAAATTAATGTTGCATAAGCTCCACTACCTATAATCCCCACCCATGCCAACCATCTATTCATTCTTCAACTCCACCTACTGAAGATGCGGATATACAGCACGCGAAACTAAATTGCCACCACCCCGCGCTGTAAATCCGACCTCGGAGGGTGACAACTGACTGGAAATCACCATGAGACCTGAAGAAATCAATGCTATCCAGCTCTGCCTGCTTTGGCAGCGGGCAGTGGCGCACACCCAGACATAAGCCAAGATCAGCTACATGGTTTCGTTCAAGAAGCAAAGTCCCGCAAGAAGCGATACAACCGCGACCCGATGTGCATTGGTAGTAACCAAACTGCCCCAACTCCACCTATTGCGCCAACGGACATTGAGTAATTATTCAAACATTGAAAAGATTTGGCTCGATGCTTTTCAGTTCTTTGTTCATCTTTAGACTTAGCTGCTCAACGCTCTCAAACTGGCCAAGAGATATTTCAACAGAAAGTTGTATGAGCATACCAACCTGCTCTTCTGTCGACTGAATGTTCCTATCAATTTCTATGAGCTTCTCGGTTCTTGGAACTCCCGACTTTCTGCCCAGCTCGAAAAGTCTAGCACCCTCGGCGTTGTACCTATCCAGCATTCGCTCAAACATTGTTATCTGTTGATCCAGCAACTGTAGTTGATGTGACTTGTAATCCGATAGCTTTGAAAAATTAACCTGATCCACTTGCGCTTGATGAGTACGCATTTGTTGAGAGCTCAACTCTTCAAACTCGTTCTTTTGGATAACGAGGAGTTGCTTCTGCAGCTCTATAGTTCTCAATATTGCAAAAAGTGTTACTAAAGAAATGGCAGGGCCGAACACGCCACCAAAAAAGGATCCGAAAGCCGACCAACTTTCCGATGCACTTGACAGGCCAGCATTGAACACCTTCAAGTAGGTTCCTACAGTTATTACCAGCAAGCCAAGTATGAAAATCAGTCCATATTTCAACCCCCTATCCAAGGGGCTTTTTACTAAATCAATTTCTTTCATCCCGCCTCCTGATAATTTTTTCCTTCCGAGCGAAAGGATATCCCATGTCCGCCCAACAGATCCTAGATCCGCAGGAAATCTTTGACGACTACAGCAACAAACGCGTCTCACGCATGAAACGGTCTGAGGATCACTTGGACTGCACAAAGATGTCGGCTGGGTAAGTGTCGTAGCCCAACACCACCTCTCTCGAAAAGCGCTAGCCCCTCCCACCTTCTGCCGTCACGCCCGGCATGGAGCACAATCATGGAAACCGAAATCCTCTCGGACGAAGAACTTGCGGTACTCACCGGCTACAAGGCCAGGGCCTATCAACGCCGGTGGCTGATTGATCGGCAGTGGGTGTTCGTAGAAAGCCGCGGTAAACGTCCTCTCGTTGGGCGAATGTATGCCCGCATGAAGTTGGGCATGATCACCCCAACTATCGCTGACCCCAACCCTCCCACCGCGGCGCCGGCATGGACGCCCGATTTCTCGCGAGTGAATTGATATGCGCCCCCGCAATACTGAGACACGCAATTTACCGCCACGCATGTACCAATGGACGCGGAAACGAAAGAGCGGAAAGGAGTGGATTGCCTATTACTATCTGGACCTTACCGGTAAGGCGATCCCATTGGGCAAAGATCTGGACCAGGCCAGAATCAAATGGGCGGAACTCGAAGCCAAGGAGAAACCGCTCGACCTACGCACCATGAAGGGCATCTTTGACCGATACATCCGAGACATTGTCCCAAAGAAAGCGGCGCGTACGCAGAAGGACAACCTGGCAGAGATCAAACAACTGCGCCCCATGTTCGACAGCGCCCCTATCGACTCAATCACACCAGCAACGATCGCGGGTTACCGTGATGCACGAACGGCAAAGGTACGGGCAAACCGTGAGATTGCCATCCTCTCCCACGTGTTCAACATGGCCCGGGAGTGGGGTCTGACAACCAAAGAAAATCCTTGCCAGGGCGTACGCAAGAACAAGGAAACGCCAAGAGACTATTACGCAAATGATGCTATTTGGGATGCAGTTTACAAGAAGGCCGCTCAAGAGCTGAAAGACGCGATGGACCTGGCCTACCTAACCGGTCAGCGGCCGGCAGATGTCTTGGTTATGCGGAAGGATGACGTTGAGGGGGACTATCTGATGGTGCAGCAGAATAAAACCCACAAGAAGCTTCGAATCCAGATCAATACCGGCGGGTTGGCAAATACCCTGGGGCAACTGATCACAAAGATAACGGAGCGCAACGCTCACCACCTCTCGAGCTATTTGATCGTGAACCGGCACGGCAAGCGGATGACTGCGACGATGCTGAGAAAGCGTTGGGACCTGGCCAGAGAGAAAGCGAGGCTGCTAGCGATTGAGATGGGGGACACGCTACTGGCTGGCAGAATCGGCGAGTTTCAGTTTCGGGACATCAGGCCAAAAGCCGCATCGGAGATCATTGACGTCGGTGAGGCAAGTCTGCTGCTCGGGCACACCAAAGGCGACATTACCGAGCGGGTTTACCGCCGAGTCGGCGCCATTGCCAGGCCATCAAAATAAGCCAAAAAACCGTTACAAAACTCAAACAGCGCCCCTTGTAGAACGCGGCCTACAGAGGTGTTGCAAAACAAAAGTATTGGAACGAAAAAAAGCTGCAAGTCACGGATTTAGAGGACTTCTATAGCGGACTTGAAAACCGTCGACTGTAACAGGTCCATGAGTTCGAATCCCATCGCCTCCGCCATCTTTATACGAAAAAGCCCTGATTTTTCAGGGCTTTTTCGTTTCCGGGATTTGGATTTCCCTTTCGGTGCTTCTGTGAAACAAGGAGGTTGCATGAACAACATGGACACGATAAAGCTGATGCTTGCGCTGCTGGCGATCACGACCAGTGGTGTTGTACTGGCCGCAGAAAAAACCTTTGCGCTGACCGCATTCAACAGCGTTGAGGCCCGACAGGGTGTGAACCTGTCGATCAAATGCGCTGCAGCGTCATCAATGGTGGTCTCAGGCTCTGCCGATACGCTGAACAAGCTTCAAGTGACGTCAGACAATAAGGCGTTATTGCTGGTGAATGACGCAGCGGAAAATGTTCGCGTCGTCTCCCCTACCCTGGATATCACGCTATACACCAGCGCGCCACTGACGGGGTTGACGGGAAAAGCAGGGGTAAAAATCGTGGCACCTGCCTGTGCCGTCGATCCGTCCAGGCTGACGGTGGCAGGCACCAGGGGCACTGACATCCAGATCGAGGGCAAGACGGGTGAACTGGTCCTTGACCTGGCGATGGGCAGCACCTTCAACAAAAAACCGTTGCCCTTCATTGCGGATGTGGCGCATGTGCGCATGAGCATGGGGGCGGCCTCATCCCTGTGCCATATCCCCCGGATCAACAGCAGCCTGTCTGCCGGCGCACGGATGTCTGTCAGTCCATCGGCTCAGGTCGACAACAGCGCCGCAGGCGCCTACGCCAGCGAAATTTCAACCTCCGAGTGTATGTAAACGACAGGAATGAACAGGTTACTCTCCGCTTGATGGAAAACGGGACGAATTGTTCCGTTTGTGGCCCCCCTGCCTTTACCTCCTTTTACACTCCTTTACACCCTTCACAGCCTTACATCTGTAAAAGTTCAACCGAGCGCTTTGGACGCGGGCCCCCTGCATCCCCGGCACCGTTAGTCTGGCGGTGGCGGATACGACGCCTGCCCGCAAACCCTCAAAGCAGCTACTCAATGGCAAAATCCGCTTACCCAGATCATTTCGGAGATCACAATGCTTCGCGTGTTTGAACGAAGGCTCGATCCATTCCCTCCCGACGAAGCACCGCCGCCGCCTGTCGGCCTGATGCGGTTCCTGTGGGCCTGCACGCGCGGCGCCCGCGGTTACATCCTTCTGCTTGCGCTGCTCAGCGCCAGTGTGTCGATCTACGAAGCCTGGTTGTTTTCCTTTCTTGGGCAGGTCGTGGACCTGCTCTCGACCTGGCAGGCCGGTGGCGATGCGAACGGGCAGGAAAGTTCTGTGCTGTGGGGTATCGCGATAGTGTTGCTCACCAGCATTGGGCTGGTGGCGCTTCGTACCATGGTGCAGCACCAGATATTGGCCATCAACCTGCCATTGCGGCTGCGCTGGGACTTCCATCGGATGATGCTGCGGCAAAGCCTTTCGTTCTTTTCCGATGAGTTCTCCGGTCGGGTCACCACCAAGGTGATGCAGACTGCACTGGGCGTGCGCGAAGTCTTGTTCACCCTCATCGAAATCGCGCCCGGCATCGGCGTTTATTTCATTGCGATCATCGCACTGGCCGGCGGCTTCGCCCTGAAACTCATGCTGCCTTTTATTGCCTGGGTCGCGTTGTTCGGGCTGGCCATGCTGTACTTTGTGCCGCGCCTGGGGCGAGTCGGGCAGGAACAGGCCCATGCGCGATCG